GTTCGCAACCTAGTGTAGGTGGCGGATACTATGGATATTCTGTTGACCTTGATGGAACGGTTCGTAACGAGCATGAGTTAATTACTCGTTACAGAGAAATGGTAATGCAACCAGAGTGTGATAGTGCTGTTGATGATATCGTCAACGAAACTATCTGTGGAAACTTTGATGATGTTCCTGTTGAATTAGAACTTTCTAATCTGAAAGTATCAGATAAAATCAAAAAACTCATGCGAGATGAGTTTGGTGAAATTTTACGTTTACTAGATTTTGAAAATCGTTCTTACGAAATCTTCCGTAGATGGTATGTCGATGGAAGATTGTTTTACCATAAAGTAATTGACCCCAAGAATCCTGGAACAGGTCTTGTAGAAATTCGATATATCGATCCTCGCAAAATTCGTAAGGTTACTGAGTACGAACAGAAAAGACCCGAGCAAATGCGAGGGGAAGATCTTAATACTCAATTAACACAAAAGGCAGCAGAGTATTTCTTATACAATCCAAAGGGATTGAAGAACTCAACTAATCAGGGTATGAAAATTACTACTGATTCTATCACATATTGCCACTCAGGTATTCAAGACCTGAACAAAAACATGACTCTTAGTCACCTGCATAAGGCGATTAAGGCAGTTAACCAACTGAGAATGATTGAAGATTCTCTGGTCATCTATCGTTTAAGTAGAGCACCAGAACGTAGAATTTTCTACATCGATGTTGGCAATCTACCTAAGAACAAAGCGGAGCAATATCTCCGTGAAGTTATGGGACGCTATCGTAATAAGATGGTTTATGATGCGAGCACGGGAGAGATTAAGGACGATAAAAAGTTCATGTCTATGCTGGAGGACTTCTGGTTACCTAGACGTGAAGGTGGTAGAGGAACAGAAATTACAACTCTTCCTGGTGGTCAGAACTTAGGTGAACTTGAGGATGTAAAGTATTTCCAAAAGAAACTTTATAAGTCACTCAATGTTCCTGGTTCTCGTTTAGAAACAGAAACGACGTTTAATATCGGTCGTGCTGCTGAGATTACTAGAGACGAAGTTAAGTTCCAAAAGTTTATTGCTCGTCTTCGCAAGCGTTTCTCCGAACTCTTTACAGATCTTTTGAAAACACAACTCATTCTTAAGGGTATTATATCTCTTGAAGAGTGGGAAACCATGAAGAATCATGTTCAATTTGACTTCATTGCGGACAACTACTTCACTGAACTGAAGGAGATTGAAATTCGTAATGAAAGAATGAACCAGATTAATGTTATGGACCCCTATGTTGGCAAATATTTCTCTGTCGAGTATATGCGTCGTCAGGTTCTGAAGCAAACGGATGTTGAAATTAAGGAGATTGATGTCCAAATCGCCTCTGAAATGGAAGCAGGTATTATTGCTGATCCTATGGCGGAAATGGATCCCGCTATGGATGCTGGCGATGAAGGTGGAGGTGGAGCACCCGCAGCAGAAGTAGCACCAAATGAAGAGTCCGTAGTCAAACCTGGGGATGCTCGTAGAGCAGAATTCTAAATAACTAAATACTATTATTGGGAGCTAAATTATTATGCCTAGTGACATTGCAAAGCAAATCGTTCAACAAGTCTATAGTGACGACAAATCTAAAGCAATTGATTCGTTAAATGATGCCTTAGCGGCAGCAACATATGATGCCATTCAACAGCAAAAAATTAATTTTGCAAAACAGATGGGATTTGACATAGACGATACTGCTCAAGATGCTGCAGATGAAGTTTCAAATGCAGTGCCTGATGGAACTACACCACCTGAGAATGTTGAATTTGATGGGCGTATGCCTCATGAACCTCCTACTGCCGAGTTAGAACAACCTGTAGAAACCCCCGAAGAAGAAAATGAAACTGATAGCTGAAGAAATTACCCAAGTAGATTTTCTATGTGAGGAAAAAGAAGGCAAGAAAAATTACTTCATCGAAGGTGTTTTCTTGCAAGCAGAAGTAGAAAATCGCAACAACCGCAAGTATATGTTGCAAACTTTACAGCGCGAAGTTGCTAAATACAGCGAGAACTACATTCAAAAAGGGCGTGCTCTTGGAGAATTAGGTCATCCTGATGGTCCTTCCATCAACTTGGATAGGGTATCACATAAAATTATGTCTCTCAAAGAAGATGGAAACAACTTCATTGGTAAGGCAAAGATTCTAGATACTCCCATGGGCAACATTACAAAGAATCTTTTGGATGAAGGTGTCATGCTTGGCGTTTCATCTAGAGGCATGGGTTCTTTAATTAAAAAAGAAGGCTGCAGCGTTGTTGCAGACGACTTCATGCTTGCCACTGCTGCTGATATTGTAGCAGATCCTTCTGCTCCTGATGCATTTGTTGATGGAATTATGGAAGGTAAAGAGTGGGTTTGGGATAATGGCATCCTCAAAGAGGCAGCAATTTCTCAAATCAAAACTGAAATTGACCAAGCAACTCTTATCAACTTGCAGGAAAGAAAGGTTTCCGCGTTTGCCAAGTTTTTAAAGAGTTTGTGATTTATAAATAAATACAGACAACGCTAATGCATAACGGAGTTCAAACAAATGGCTGAGACCTCACTCGATAAAGAGTTAGATAACATGGAGCAAGTGACCGAAGGTTCCAACGCAGTTACTAAAGATGCTAAACCAGGTGAAAAGATTGACACCTCTAAAGGTGGCGCAACTAAAGTAATTGATGTTACTTCTGATTCAGAAGAAGGCGCAAAGGGAACAAAAAACGCAGGCGCTTCTGCTGCCAAGGCAGTAGGTAAAGCACCAGTTCCTTCTACGAAACCTTCAGACGCATCCGCTAAAATGGAGGAAACCGAAGATGAAGAAGAAGTCCTCACTGAAACCGAGTACGACTTTACTGAAGATGTTAACGCTCTTGTCGCTGGTGAAGAACTCTCAGAAGACTTCCGTGTAAGAGCAGCAACAATCTTTGAAGCAGCAGTTACCTCTAAGGTGAATGCTGAAGTCACGGCGTTGCAAGAGGCATTTGAATCTACCTTGACTGAAGAAGTCGAAAAGATTCAGACAGAATTGGCCGAGAAGGTAGATGATTACCTCACTTATGCCGCTGAACAGTGGATGCAGGAAAATACCCTGGCTGTTGAGCATGGCATTAAGACTGAGATGGCAGAATCTTTCTTCAACGGTCTAAAAGGTCTCTTCTTAGAGCACAACTTTAGTGTGCCTGAGGAGAAGTTCAACCTGCTAGATGGAATGGCAGGTGAGCTTGATGATATGGAAACTAAACTCAACGAGCAAATCGACACTAACGTTGCTTTGAATAAGCGTGTTGGTGAGTTTGTAAAAATGGAAATTGTGAACGAATGCGCTACGGGACTCGCTGAGACCCAAAAGGAGAAGCTTGCTTCTCTTGCAGAGGGTGTTGAGTTTGAAACTGAAGCAGATTTTCGTAAGAAAATCGAAACGATCAAGGAATCCTACTTCACTAGAAAGGCTGAACTTACAGAATCTGTAAGCGACCCCACAGAAGAAGTCTCGGAACCCCTTGTAGAATCAACCACGAGCGGATCAATGTCGAAATACGTTGATGCATTAGCTCGCTGGTCTAAATAATTGTAAATTAACTACTTAAAACTGGAAACTAAAATGTCTTTACACAACCTCCAGGAGAAGTGGGCACCCGTTCTGAATCACGATGCTCTTCCCGAGATCACCGATTCCCACAAGCGTGGTGTCGTTGCACAACTCCTAGAAAACCAAGAGAAAGCTTTGACCGAAGAGGCAAGCATTCTTAACGAAACACTTCAAACCACTGGTTACACTGGTGGCGATACAGCAACAGGTCCTGTAGCAGGTTTCGACCCTGTTCTGATTAGCCTGATCCGCCGCTCCATGCCTCAGCTTATCGCTTATGATATTGCTGGCGTTCAACCGATGACTGGTCCTACTGGACTTATCTTCGCAATGCGTACCAACTACGGTGCTGAGAGAGATCCCAACGCCTCTGGTTACGACGAAGCATTCTTCAACGAGCCTAACGCTGGTTTCTCTGGTGGTCCTGGTGCATACGATCCTGGTGCGTCTGACGCAACCAACGATGCCCAAGGCAACAACCCTGCACTTCTCAACGATTCCCCTGCTGGAACCTATGAGCAAGCAGACGACGCCACTGGCATGTCTACAGCAACTGTTGAAGCACTTAACGATGGTTCATCCAGCACGGCATTCCGTGAGATGGGTTTCTCAATCGAGAAAGTCACCGTTACTGCAAAGGCACGCGCCCTGAAGGCCGAGTACAGCATCGAACTGGCTCAAGACCTTAAGGCGATTCATGGCTTGGATGCTGAGACCGAACTGGCTAACATCCTCAGCACTGAAATCCTTGCTGAAATCAACCGTGAAGTTGTTCGTACCATCTACACAAACGCTGTTCCTGGTGCTCAGAACAATACCGCTAACGCTGGTATCTTTGACCTTGACGTTGACTCCAACGGTCGTTGGTCTGTTGAGAAGTTCAAAGGACTTCTGTTCCAGATTGAGCGCGATTCTAACGCCATCGGTCAGCAAACTCGTCGTGGCAAGGGCAACATCCTGATTTGTTCTGCCGACGTTGCTTCTGCACTGGGTATGGCTGGTGTACTTGATTACACTCCTGCTCTTGCTGGTAACAATGCTCTCGCAGGCGTTGACGATACCTCCAGCACACTGGTTGGTACACTCAATGGTAAGATTAAGGTCTACGTTGATCCTTACTCTGCAAACCTTGCTGACAAGCACTTCTATGTTGCTGGTTATAAGGGTACTAGCGCCTATGACGCTGGTCTGTTCTATTGCCCATATGTTCCTCTTCAGCAGGTTCGTGCAATCAACCCTGACACCTTCCAGCCCAAGATTGGCTTCAAGACTCGCTACGGCATGGTCTCGAACCCCTTCGCTAACGGTCTTACTCAAGGTTCAGGCGCACTTACCGCCAACGCCAACCGTTACTACCGTCGCGTACAGGTCACGAACCTTATGTGATGCAGGTTGTTGTGGGGCAGGTTGTCCCACATGCCCTTTCAGACCTCCTACAAGGGGGTCTTTTTTATGTCTAGGTATAAATTAGTAGGCAATAATATTCGTTGCATTAAGTGTGTATTTCCTGACAAACTAATATAGATAGTATAGAATTACGAGGTGAACAAATGACCCCAAATTTGAACTACATTATGAATCGCAGTTACAAACAGGAAAACTATGAACAACCTCGCTTCTAGAAATCAATTGTATGAATGGACTCACTTTGAAGATTCTACGGAACTAGAAAAAATAAACGATTACTACGAATGTCTAATTGAATGTACCGATACGCACCAAGCATCATGTAAACGAATCTGTAGAGAAGTGCTTAT